GTTTCAGTGATCAATCTATAGATAAACTTTTCTTTTGGACCATATAATATTGGAACTTTAATTTTAGTATAAACATCACCGTTGTTATCTTTTCTTACAAGTGTGACTTGGTTGAACAAAGTACCGAATGCGGCAATGTTCTTTTTGAGAGTTTCATTGTAATATGCGTTGTTTTCTCCGAACATCAGTAGTGTCCTTCCGAGAATGGATCAGTGTCCGTGAAATCAAACAAGTTTTCCTTTGCCCTCAAGAAGTCAAAGTCAACATTGTCGCCATCACTTCTTTCTCTTACTGGATCAGTTGGAACCTTGGTGTTTGTGTAAGTGCTACCAAAGCCAGTATATCCTGCGCTAGTATATGATCCAACCAATGTAATTCCTGGTATGTATGTACCTTGCTCGTCGTAGACATAAAGTGTCGAATATGACAATCCTCTGATGAAATCATGCACAACGGCTGTATATCCGGTGTGAGTAACTTCCTCACCGACTCTATATGATCCACCATTTATTCCAACAAGAGAAAGCTTTCTTATAAAATCATTTCTGTCTGTTGCCACTTGGTCAATAACATCCATTCCAGTTTCAAACTCCTCATGAGAATAAACAAAGGCTTCTAGTGTAAGAGTATATGTTGTTAGAGCACCGAGCTGGTAGAATGGAATCTCATCCTCCATTTTGTTGATTTCAAATAAAGTACCAGAGAGAGGAAAATAAATTAAGTCTCCTTCTCTTGGTCGCAATATTTCTGGATGTCTCGTCATTATTTCTTGACGAAATCTCGTCTTTGAAATCTGAATTGTAGCACGGTCTGTTATGATAACACCGAACTTCGAAATAACATCTGCTTGACCGTCAAAGCTGAATACAGTTTGAATGTATGCCTCTAAAACATAAGCATTTTCAAACTTTGATCGAATATCTTCTCCGAGTATACTGTTTATCTGAACATATTCTCTTGGAATATAATAGATATTTTGACCAGTTACTTTGATGGTTTCTATAGTCAACTCATCAATTAATTTTTGGTCATTTTGAGCAAAGGAAAAATATGGATTTATTGCCATTTTATCCTATAAAAAAGTTTACTGGTAACTCTTGTGAATTATAGAAATCAGCTTCCAGTTGTTGTATTTCTGCGACGGCTTCAGCATATATTTGACCACCTTTCATCACAATACCACCGGGGAGCTGTACGCCATCGTACTTGGCCATATTTGCTCCCCATTGTCTTTTGATAAGAGCAGTGAGATATCTTTTTAACATTCTATCGTTGAATATTTTTGTGTATTGATTTGGATCAAGCGCAGCATAGGCTTCTATTACAATATAGTCTCCTACAACTAGTTCATCCCATCCACCGTCAATATGAATTCTATTTGTTACTTTGCTGAATCGAAGAGCTTTTTCGCCCTGAAAGAAGTCTTCAATTAACTTGATGTATTGTTTTGTTGAATGATAAGAAGCAAGTCCTAACGAATTGCCTCCGTTCATACCACGATTAACGCCAAAGTAATCAACTAGAGCAAGTTGATATTTTAGATCAAACATGTCAATATTTGCAAAGTTACCAAATTGAAATAGTTTGATAACTGAGACTATATCAGATCCGTTTGGTCTGGAATTTGCATTTCCATCCCACCCACCAATATTTGATACAGTTAGGTATCTATTTGTAAGATCAGTTTGGGTAATTTGGTATTTAAAAAATACCTTTTCGACACCATCAAAATGTCGTTCAACGAAAAAGGCAAGTGCTTCGTCAAGACGATCTTCACACTGCTCTCTATCGACATTAATAGTAATAACAGGCTCACCTAAGTTACGAAGAGCGTAATCTATAATAGTATCTCTTGAATTAGGTGCTGCCATTTATTCTCCTATTTTATTTATTTATTTGTTTTGGATCTGGAACTGTTACTGGAATTTTTTCTAGATCTTTGTATGTTATATTATTTTCAATATAATATCTTCTAGTTATCGGAGCCTCACCTTCAGATGCGTCGGATTTTTTATAATTTGAAAATCCTGGCATGTTTAAAGGGCATGATAGTTTTGGATAATCAAGTTTTGAATACTCATCACCATCAGAAACCAGCCATGTGCCTTTTCTATCTCCACATCCACAACCACCACAGAAGAACTTTCCAGCAGTTACAGATGGCTTAAGATGCTCACACGGTGGCAACTCTCCACCCTGTTTCATATTTCCAAAACAAGACATTACTCTTAGTTGCTTAACAGGAAGACTTACTTTATTATTTGAGATTCCACGGGAAACAATTGCAGACGCAAAGTTCTGAACCATTGATACCTTATTACCAATGCCATCCATAGGCTTTACTTCTTGTTGTCTGAATACTGGATTACTCTGAAGATTTGGATTGTTTTCAATCTTGACTTCTTCCTGAACCGGAGTAGTCTTATTTTTATTTTTATTGCAATTGCAGCTCATACTATAATCACCTTTCTGAATAGTCTAAAATATAAAGAATTATTTGCTCTTAATAAAATATTCTTACCAAACTGCGGTCTTTCATTATTTAATTCTTGACCATATATGAACAACTGATTATTAAATTTTTGTCGATTAGTATTCAATGTAGATATATTTTCAAAGAAAATTGTTGAAGAAGCCAGATATCCTTTTACTTTTATATTTTCTCTTATCGTCGCATTGTTTTGAATTTGATAAGCTAAAAAGTTAAGTTCTTGCAGACTTGGCAGATAATAATCCGCAAATCCATTTCTCACAATTCCCTTAATACTATTTATGGTGTTTAGATTTAATCCAAAGTAATCTGATCTATTTCCATAGCATGTATAAAATCCATCAATGAAAGAAGTAGCACTATAGTTAGATTCCATCTCAGTATTTGTAAATATCTGAGTATAGTATGTTGTTTTGTCAACTATAAGAGCAAATTTCTTGTATTGATCTCGTAAATTATTATCAATGGATCTATACTGCACTGGATCAGAGAAATTCAAAGATCCGTAAAGATTTGATGAATCTATTTCATATGTTCCAATATAGATTCCACCTTGGAATTCATCACCTAAAGATAGACCAAGATCATTGAATTCTTGTTGAGTGTATGTAGTAGGTTCAATTGCTCTACCAGAAATTACTTCTGGTGTTTTTGGAGTATGAATGTTACCATCGCAGAGAATAACACCAGTTTCAGATTTATCTGGAGATACCCAGTAACCAGAGCAATCATGTAACATTGAAAGATTGCAGCTATAAGAGAATCCAGATGTATTCTTTGTGAGTGTATAGCAAGTTCCTATATCAAACGGAGCAAAATATTCAGAGCCAACAGCCATCTTGGCAAACATATTGGCATCCATATTGCTTGTGCTACAATCTACATCAGAACATAATTGATCTGCTGTATATACTGGAGTATGTGGAAGATTTCCATTTTCTAATGTTACTCCCTTAAGAGAACATTCCTTTTCAGTGCAGACATTTTCACAAATAATATCATATGGTAGATATTCAGCAGTATATCCGAAATAACAACATGCCTTTGGAAGACGAACATCTCTATTATTTGAATCATTTAAAGAATCGAATTCTGTAGTTCCCAAAGAAAAAAATAAACCGCCTATTCTGTTACATTCACATTTTGTTACATTTTTTCTACCAAGTGTAATATTGTTTGTTAAAATATCTGGATCTTCTATTACACTTGCTTTTTCAGATGCGGTTAAATAAGAACAAGCAAAACAGATTCCGATCTCACCACTTGTTGGACACTTCGCATTTTCAGATGCTATAAATGTTCCATTCTGAGTGAAACATTCATAGAAAGAAAGTGCCTGTGATGTTCCGTCTGCAAAACAACATGTTCCCACTTGTTTAAGATCGCTACCAAAATTTTGTACAGACTTTACTCTTGATCTAAACTGAATGCTCATGCTTCCTCATTTCCACAAGGTTCAAAATTATTTCTTATTACTGGATCACTTATATCCATATCTACACATATGTAGTTTGTTTCATCGACATATAGTTTTCTTAGACCTAATAATTGATCTCCACATGATTCTTGCAATTCTCTAAATTTTATATAATCTATATAAA